ACATTAGAACAAGTAGCTTTATATATACGTAGTGGTGGCGCTGATGGATTGTCGCGTGTGATGATTTTTTTACCGCCGCGTAAGGGTAAAACGGCGACGGTATCGCGGCATTTTCCGGCATGGGTAATCGGAAAAATGCCCAACACAAGATTAATCATGACTAGTTACGGGGCTAGTCTTGCAGGCAGAAATTCCCGTTTTGTGAGAAATTTAATAAAATCTGATCGCTTTCAGCAGTTGTTTCCAGAAGTGAGACTAGCACAGGATACGCAGTCCACTTTTGAATGGGATATTGCAAATTTTGATGGTGGCATGATAGCCGCCGGTGTTGGTGGTGGCATTACTGGACATGGCGCTAATTTAATCATTATTGATGACCCTATAAAAAGCCGCGCCGAAGCCGAAAGCGCAGTGTACCGGCAAAATATAAAAGACTGGTACAACGATGATTTAAGCACACGTCTAGAGGAACCGGGTGGCGCTATAGTCATCATTCAGACGCGCTGGCACCAGGACGATTTAAGCGGGTGGTTGTTAGATAGCCATAATGACAATTGGCACGTGTTGAGTTTGCCCGAAATTGCTGAAAAGGACGATCCATTAGGACGTAACCCGGGGGAAGTTCTTTGGCCAGAGCGGTACTCTATTGATTGGGTTTTGGGGCGGCAAGAATCATTAGGTGAATATTCATTCGCGTCTTTGTACCAGCAGCGGCCCATACCTGCCGGCGGCGGTTTGTTTGATGCTCTACAGATCAAAATTATAAACGAGAGTGAAGCCCCTAAATGTATACAGGTAGTGCGTTTTTATGATCTAGCAGTAACGGTAAAAAAAACGTCAGATTATACGGTAGGCTTTAAACTAGGCGTAACGGCTGATGAGCAGTTTGTCATTCAGCATGTATGGCGAGTACGCAAGGAAGCGCCAGACGTACAAGAGGGCATTGTACAAAATGCTGCCGTAGATGGCCAAAATGTTGCAATTCGACTTGAGGCTGAAAATGCTGGAATATCTCAATTGGGATATTTATTGCGTGATTCGAGATTACGGGGACACCAAATAGATGCCAAGCCGCCAATTGGAGATAAGTATACACGGGCAGGCCCGGCAGCTAGTCGGGTCAATAATGGGCGCGTGCTAATGGTGCGAGGAACCTGGAATCAAGCGGTATTGGATGAATTCGCAGTATTTCCCAATGGAAAACATGACGACATTGTTGATGGTTTTAGCGGCGCATATGAGATGTTGACAACGCATAAGCCCCAGTCATGGCATACGACTAAAGCGACAGGATTATACAAACGACGATAAAAAATGAAATGACGGCCACCTGTGGCGTTATAACGGCAAGCGGAACTCCATGCAAGCGCAAGGCTGGCCCAGACGGGCATTGCTGGCAGCATGAAACCGGTAACGGGCACAAGCAGCCGGTAGGTGAGTTAATCGGGCGCACGTCGTACGTGACACGTACTGACGCGCTTTACCCTTCTCAGGGCTCAGTAGACTGGACAGTACCGGATTACAAGTCCTGGGATAGGCTGCGGCGTGGCAAGCAGGACAATTACCGCATCGGCGGCTTGTTTGCCAGTCCTATCGGGCGCATTATGTCGGCGTGGGTATTGGGAGACAATCTTAAGATCATCGACGGCGATAACGAAGCTGTCAATGACGCTCTGGCAGATTTTGTAAAAGATAACCGCACTAAAATATCATCTTGGAATTATGACGGCTATACGCTGGGCGACGGTTATGAAGTCGTCAATCCCGATGGCACGTTAACGCATATCTCGCCTGACCAGGTATATATCGAGACTAACCCGCTGGATTACCGCGAAGTGGTGAGTTATACCATCACGACGGTAATCAATACGCCTATCAATTTCGTTCGTGATCTGATGAACCCTAATTTCGGGCAGATGATGGTTGACGGGCGTTCCGATGTGACCATCACCGACCGTTACTACAAAGACAAGCGCATAGTCACGGTCAAGCGCGGCTACGACGAAGATACCCAGGAATTCACTAATCCGACCGGCTTATTTCCTGTAATTCACTTTCCCAACCAGCGCGACGCCAACGCCGTCCAGGGCCACCCGATAGTTGAAAAGCTGCTTTATTTGTTCTCGCGGTATGACAACGTGATAAATAAAGCGCTTGACGCCGTAGAGCTTATGGGCAATCCTATCCCGGTAGCCGAAGGGTTAGAAGACCCGCTGCAATCCCAGGAAGCTAACGAAACCTCCACAGAGACAGTACATCTGGCCGACGGCACGACTGAAAGTCGAAGCGTGATAGACTTCGACCGTCTCACGATGTTGTGGTTAGGCAAGGGCGCTAACTTCAAATTTGCCGCGCCCGGCAGCTTTACCGGGGATAGCGGACGCATGTTAGAATTCCTGTTTCTGATAATGTTGCAAGTCACGCTCATCCCCGAACACGTGTGGGGCGGCGCAATATCCAGCAGCAAGGCATCGGTAGACGCGCAATTGCCGTCATTTGCTAAAGCTGTCGGCTACTGGCGGCAGTGTTTCGAGCCATTTTTATTGCAACTGGCCAAAACCTGGCTGGCATGGAAAGCGCTGGTAGACCCATCACTTACGGTCAAAAACGAGCTATCAATTGAGTGGGATGACATCATACCTATGGACGAAAAGCTGACCATTCTGAAAGTGCGGCAAGCGGTACTTGACGGGCTGCTCACGGATGAAACCGAGCTTAGAATTCTTGATCTGGTAGACAACCCGGCCGACGAGGTAGAGAACGCCAGCCAGCAAGCGCAGGAAAAACAGGCGGCATTTAATGACCGCGTAGATAAAGAACTGGACAACATTGAGCGCAGCAACGGTAACAATAGGCAGCAAGCGCCTACTGTACAGCCACTTGCGGCAGGTCAAACTTGATTTAGCCGGCATCTTTCAGCCTGCTATCAACAAGATAACTGCCCAGTTGGTAGCGCAAGGGCCAGTAATTCGCCCTGACCAGGAGTACCGTATCTTGCGCGACACCGGGGCCGTAGTTGACGCTCTGTTTCTAGGCAGCGACGGTCGCAACGCCTACGCCGAAGACGGGGTTACGCCACTGGCTCCCTACCCAGCAATGCTCAATAAACATCTGGCCACCATTCAGGCGCAAGTGATACTGGCTCACAATCGCGCTATCAAACGCATGTCAAGCCCTGAAGTTTACGCCTGGCTGAGCAGCGCTAAAGGGCAGCTAGCCGAAACCAGAAACATCTACTACGAACCGGCCCATACGTGGGTAGACCCATCAGGCTACACGTTATCGCGCCGTATCTGGCGCACGTCGCAGCAAACCGGTCTGCGAGTAGACGCTATGTTAAGCGACGGTATACGCAACGGCACGGGCAGCTTGCGTTTATCTCGAATGCTAGAACAATTTCTACTGCCTACTCGCGCCAATTTCCGAACGCGCAAGCCCTACGGCGTTAATGCCAGTTTTGACGCTATGCGGTTAGCCAGAACCGAGATTGCCCTGGCTCATACGCGGGCGAGTTACGAAGCGTCACGGCGAAACCCTTACGTGACAGGCATTGATTTTGCGCTTAGCTCTACACACCCGGAATATGATATATGCGACGAATTAGCGACTATCGGGATGGACGGGCAGCGCCTACGGGAACCTTATCCGGTAGACAGAGCAAAATTACCTATAATCGATACTCACCCGCAATGTAAATGCGTGACTATGCCCTATGCCGAACCGCAGGAGATCATACCGGAAGGCGAACCGCCGTTGACCCCGGCAGCGCCCAACACCATGCTTTTACAGATGTTAGGGTCTGTTTTAATGGCTTACATAAGCCGAGACGTACAGCAAGAATTAATGGAGGATGAATGGGAAACGCAACCCTATATGTAGACGGTGAACAGGCTGGTCAGGATTTGACGCCCGACCAGATCAACGCCGAGATAGAAAGACTCGAACAGCGCCGCGTTGAGATAGCAGCCGAGGAGCAGGAAGCTCAAAGGCAAGCGCGACGTGAACAGTACGCCGGACAATTAAAGGCTGCTAAGGTGCGACTGGACAAAGCGACTAAAGCTAAAGAGAAAACCGACGCGGCCCTAAAACGCACGCAAGAGAAACTAGAAAAGCTCACTCAGGAACAGCGCGAAACGACCGACGAATTTAACATGGCGTTCGTTTATTACAAGCAGACAGAGGATTTTGTCAATGATCTATCGCAAGAATCCTAAAGATTTTATAACGCTTATCGCACAAGAGCATCCAGAGATACATGACGCGTTGGAGCTTGCCGCTACTCGCGTTAGGGATAGAAAGCAGGCTATTAAACGGTATCAGGCCGCTATTCTCTACAAGATTGCCCGTCGCTATG